CTGAATCAGATTGACTAGTTGTTTCTAACCAAGAAGTACTATTTGCATAAACATATGTGGTTCCGCTTGTAGTACCGTATGAAATAAATTTACCGTTTTTATCATACCAAATAATATTTGTTGATACTGCTGATGGAGAAACAAACCCAGTTAAACCCCGTACCCAAGCAGAAAAAAGATATCTAGTGTTAGGTTTAATAGGTATCCCATAGTTAATTACATCTAGAGGATCAGAATATCCTGTAATAGAGCTTAAAGCTTTAGGTAAATATATAGTGTCAGCGCCACCAGTAAACACATGATAACCAAACCCTAATGAACGAGGTTTAAATAATGGGTCTGTAATCCAAGGAGTTGGTGGTGTAACACTAAAACCAAATTCAGTTACAGCATTAGCATAAAGATGCTGAGTTATGCTAGATGTTCCACCATTTCCTGAAGTCCAACGACCAATACCTTCTTCAAATGAAGAGTCGTTATAGTCAAGCATAAGGTTGCTGCCAATTACTACCTTGCTTGTAAGATGCGTCAATGCGCCGGCATAGATAGTAAGGCCTGAAGGTGTACCTTTATACTTTTGAATTAAAAATCCTGCAGCTGAAAGCGAACGGTGATAGGTATCGCCCAAAGCAGGTTCATAATCAAAGCTATAGTCTCCCATCCTAGCCTTTGTAATTTGGTTAGGGGTTAGGGAGTGATTAAATACGTTTCCAAGAAGCATAGTTTCACTTCTAAATAAATCATATTGAAATGATAATGCAGCCAACATTTTGGTAAAGTCGTTGCTATCCACTTCTCCGGTAGCATCCCCTACACCGTTTTGTGGGTTAGTCCATGCTCTAGGAATCCAACGACTTACCATAGTAAGGGTATCTTTATTTCCTACAATCATTGCATAATCAGATCCACAGAAAATCCAGTTAACGCCGTTATATAACCAGATAGAGTATGCTGTTTCTACGTCAGATGTTCCAAGATTAATATCTGTATAGCTAGTTGTAAAACCAGCAGTATATAGCTGTCCAGCAAGAATAATTCCATCGTAAGGATTATCTACCACACCTTTGTAGCTTTTTACAAGCATCCAAGCAATAGGGGATGGGTCAGTAGGTACAGGAGTAATCTGTCCCCAACTTAGCTTAACAGTTCCATAATCAGAAGCTTGAGCTTTTAGTTGGGCATTATAGTAGACAGCGTTAGGTGAAGCTTCACCATATTTAAATCCACTATCATATAAGCTTTGGCCGTACGTTGCCATCTATTGTCCCTTACATTCCGCCTGATACTGTTACGTTTAGGTTAGCTGTTGTCAAATATGGAATCTGATTTGCAGTAAGAATAACTGTTGCCGCACTTGATGCACCAGTAGTATTAAGAATAGTTACGTTAGCTGATATTACTCCGTTGATTCCCTGCAAAGTTGAGGTGACTGCAGATAAAGCAATAGTTTCTCCAAAGACGTTATTATCATAGCTAAACATGCCGCCTGTACCAAGCATTGCTTCATAGGCTGCTAGCTTAATATCTGAGTTTTTGTATGCAGAAGATACGTTTAAAGAAGCAGAAATATAGATTGGTACGTACTGTGGTGGAAGAATTGTTGTGGTTGATCCAACTAAAGTATTACCAGTTAAAGCACTAGATACATTTGTTTGAAGGGTTGTCCAAGCAGGAGTTACTGTTTGGTCAATTGCATAGCCTCCAGAAATAAGAGAGGCTGTAGTTGTATTAGCAATTGTAAAGCTAAATGGGGCTGTGGTAGTAACTCCGGTAATTACTGAGCCGGTTGTGTTATAGCCAGAAGGATTCATACCTGTAATAACTACAGTATCTCCGGTTGAGAACTGGTGAGCATAAAGAGTGTAGTAAGTTACTGCAGATCCTGTAGTACTAACAGACGCAATAGTAGCTTGTGGGAATCCAGGGGCAGCACTATTATCATTCATAGGTTGGATGTATAAACGAACAGATGAGTATACGCTTGCCATAGCGCTGGCCTTACCTACACCTGGAACTGTTAATGCTAGGTTAGCATAGTCAGGTAAAGTAACGGCTCTGCCCTGAGCTGCTAGAGCAGCTTTAATCTTTTTCTTAATCTGAGTAGCATCGTCCCCATCAGTACCGCCAGTAGCTGGACCAGCATTTGTTACTGTAAAGTAAGTTGTAACCTGTGGGTCTAAGTTTCCAGGAACAAAGGTCAATGAGTTAATTGCGCCTGAATTAATGTTTCCTGCAGCGCCTACACTTGACTTATAAAGACAGCTAATAATTTGTCCTGAAGGTGGAATATAGCCATTAACATTATCACCAAATACAATGTCTACTGAGCCATCTGCATTGCGTGCTGTAGTAAATACTGTATCTGTTGGTCCCCACTCAAGTAAGTTATCTACATAAGTCCAGGTAGTAAAAGCAACGCCCTGTCCAACGTATACATTGATAGACAAATCAACTACTCCTAAATCAATAATAGAAAATAGCTGGTTCTCTAGACCAGAGGATGTTCCTAGATTTGCAGGAAGAGGCTTGTTGTAGGTAGGATCAATAAGGTCTGGGCGGTCAGTATTAACTGTCTTTCCTTCTTGAGCAGCAAGCGTAATTGTTGCTCCCCCAGCCACAGCTGTTGCTCCCGAAGTTACTTCAAAGTAGACCTGAGAGTAAGGACCAAAAGATAGTGGAGCCATGACCTGGGTTCCTACAGGAATGTCAATTGGATTAGAAGTGTTGTTAATAAAAGTTACATTTACAACAGCAGGGGTAGGACCAGATACATGGTAGTCATGTAACCCAGCTAAGCTAAGAAGAGTAGATGACTGAACGGCCGTATCAATGCTTGTCTCATTAGCAATACGATCCAGATAGTGAGACATAACGTCACCCATATATGCAAAAGCCTCAATAAGTACGTTGCCTAGATCTGAGTAGTCTGTAGGATTCCATGAAGTATTAGTCCTCTGACCAATCAAAGTAATTAGGTCATTTTTTAATGACGCAAAGTCTCTAGAGGTATAGTCAATCTGCATGGTTATCCCGCAATCGTTCCGTTGTAGTTAAGTAAGTTAGTATTAACAGTTACACTTGTTACAGTATCATCTGGAAGAGTTACTTCTAGAGTTACATACTCAACACCCTGTCCTGAGTTTACCCCAAACAATACGGCGTTAACTGTTACTTCTGGTATCCAAGTAGCAATAGCTGACCTGATGGCTGCAGAAATTGCCGGTTGTGCCTCATTGTCATTCTCAAACAAAGCCTTACTCCAGTCTACGCCGTAGGTAGGAAGCATAGGCCTCTGACCAACACTTGTAGATAGAAGTGTTAAAACTCTATCTAAGTATATCTTAGGAGAGTTACTTGTAGACCCTACAACCCCCGAAGTATCCAGGGTATAAGGATAGTTGATGCTAAGACTCATGGCTGTACTCCAATCCATACAGGGTATTCAGGATCCCCAGCTTGAAACATTACCCAAATATTTGAACCTACCTTAGGAAGAACGGGTAGAACCGGGGTAGTTTTAGGGGTAATAGTTAGTGCTGGAATAGTAACTTGGTGGGTATGTGTTCCAGAAGGATAAGACGGACCAGTACCAGATGTTACAGTAACTGGTGTAGTCGTTAGTGTTGGGGCAACCTGAGAAGATAGGTGGGTCATAGGAACACAGGCAGGAATCCAACTAGTTGTTTCTGTCCCGTAAATTTGTGGGATCTGTACTTGAATCCTATACTTATTTAAAGGGTCGGAGATGCTAGTAACAACTGCTGAGTAGATTCCGTAAAACCTATGGCGTCCCTGAGGATCAAGTCCATACTCTGTGTCTTTAGGCAAGCTCATCGAAGAACCTTTCCATTACTTTTAGAGACCCATTGTACAGTTCTTTTTACATTTTTCAAATTTGGTGCAGGAGCCTTGCTTGTACCTGAGATGGCTGGCACCCCAACTGGAGAAGAAGAAACAATGGCTGTAGGCTCGCTTGCGCTTGTTACTGGGTCTAAACTATTAGCATTGGGAGATAGCGAATACTGAGAAAGCTGGGCACCAGAAGAGGTTAATGACTGGCCTGCAAGATCGCTTTGAATATCCCTAACCTGTGAATTCTTTGCAGCGTTAGGATTAACATCTCCAATAATATCTGTGCCTACTTCAACCTTCATAGTGTAGTTGGCAGGCACACCACCAAAAATATGCTGGATAGATATCACAGTCCAGTAACCTGAAAGACCATTAGGCAATCCGTCTAAGTAGATAGGGTCGTATGGACGAAGATCCGCATTACCTACAAGCAGTACTTCAGCCCTATGCTGGTAGCGATGTGCGTCAGCATAGTTTTGAGCAATTAATTTAGACTCAGTAAGATTGGTAGATACCTCATAGACATGGTGTTTTTGATACGTAGCCTTTGGAGTTGACTTAGGAGTATTGTTAGAAAAGTTGTTCATTTTTTAAAATAGCTTTCATTAGGAATTACAATGCCAGGGTTAGTTGGTTGAGGTCCCTTATGAGGATGTTTAGATTTAATAAGCTTACCGGTTTGTTTATCGGTACCAGAAATTACCCGGTCAACACGTACCCCAAGTTCAGGAGACTGATCAGAGATCATAGGCTGGAATGACAAAATAGTGCCTGTCATGCGTAGTTCTCTTGGGGTTACGCCAGTGACTTCACTATCTACATAGTTAAAGTATGGGGCACTATTCTTTTTATTCTGAAAGATCTTATCTTTAGAAACAAAGAAAATAGTTGTGTTTTCAACTAAAAAGGCAAAGCCACTTACCTTAGCTAAACGAATAAACCATTGCCAATAGCTTTCACCGGTATGGGAAATGGTGTCCTTCACACGGCTATGCTTTTGTGTAATTACTTCAAAACCTTTTGACTTACCAGCCGCAATTACTGCTTGATCAAAGGTCATATTTTTATAGACTTTTTGAGCAGTATCTTTAAAAATAGCGGATGCTCCAACACATACTATGTCTGTATTTCCACCTTGATGCGTATTGTCTTGGCTGACATGGTTTACATATCCATGCCAAGTAGAGGTAAGTTTACCTGAACTAAAAGAAAAAACTACTGGGTCATTAGATACGATAGCTCCCCTTTTAAGTAGGGGCTTGCCCTTAAAATGTAATACTAGACGGTCATGTTGTTCAATATCTTGGTACAGCTCAGCTCCAATAAGAAGCAGTTCCATATCAGGGGACTTAGGAAAGGTAACAAAAAAAGAACTATTGGCAGCATCGGAATGCCATACAAAGTTCTGCTGTGCTGAACTATCCTGATTAAAAGTATTAGTTGCCATAAGGTACTCTTATAATTGTTCCAGGTAGTATAGAAAATGGGTCAGCGATTTCAGGATTAATGTCCATAATTTCCCACCAATACTTAGAACCACCACAGTAAGTAGCCGCTAAGTTTGAAAGGCTATCGCCATCTTTCCAAGAATAGGTTAGATAGTTAACTGTTTTAGATGTAGGAAAAGCCCTGTAAACAGAGATCTCATAGTTACCTGTGTACTTATTAGGTGTCTGTCCTAAAGGACCATCATAGTATCTAGATACACGCTCAATCATTATTTCTTTCCTGTCGAAGCAGTTGCGCCCTTAACGGCATTAATAAATGCGCTTTCAGATACGGTCTTATTACCGCCTGTTGTGTTTCCACTATTCCAAATAGCAGGGTACCTACTAAAGGTAATGTTTACAACGCTGAGTACGGGAACCATACGAAGATCAAAGATCATATGGTTAACTGTAAGATTAGCTACAGACCCATAATATCTTAAGTTATCGTTTAGCTGAAGCCAGCAAGGCATACCGGTAGTATATCCAAAATCAGCAGTAACACCAGAACCACGATAGCTTTCATCAAGGAGTAAAGCATTCTTACGTGGGTCTCCGTTAAGTACACGGTACAAGAACTCAACGTCGTATTCAGTTCCACGGTGTAGAAGGCCTTGAACATGTTCTTCTGAGAGTCCACCTGCGGTTGAGTATGCCCCAGCAAGAGCACTTCCACCTTGTGGATAATCTTTTAAATATGAAAGATCAATAATGCGGTTGAGATATATCTCAAAGGTTACAGACTGATTACCCTGCAACAGTGTAGAAGGATCTGAAGAACCAAGAGTCCAATCTACGTTGTTACTGGCAGCAGTGCTGTAGGAAAAAGTAGTTGGGTTATACATAAATCTAAAGCCCCATTGAGGAACAGTCTGACCTTTACCAACAGCCAAGTTCTTAATATTATCTGGGTTAGTATTTAGAGCAGCAGCACCCTGAGGGTCTTGGAATATCTTTCCTTGATTACTAGAAACGTATTGAGTTAAGGCTTTATACGCCCCACCTCTATCAAGTATCTGAAGATCTCTATTATACGTGCCACTAAATACGCTAGAGGTATATGGCATATTTCTACTAAATACGTGTGGAGGAGGATTATATCTAGCAGAAGGCAAGTTAGAAGTATTTACATTTGCAGGTAGATTTGCATTTGAAGGTCCTGTAGGAGAAGGAACTTTTCCTGTGTGTTGTCCTTGACAATCAGCAAGGATAATATTGTGCATTTTTGTTTTAGCATCTGTAATGCCTTTTGTATCATTCTGTTTAACATTAAGATATGGCCCACTAAAGTACTTATAGTGATATTGATCTCCGCTTACAGAAGCTGTATAGGTAGCCCAATTGTAAGTTCCTGCCCCAGTTTTTTGATCATAAGTAGTTGATCCAATAAATAAAGCAAACCATTGCTTTTGACATTTATCAAACACAACACTAAAAGATCCACCACCACCACCGTTTCCGGCAGTTTTCCATTCGTTAGTTGATTGAATGTATGTAGTAAAACCTGTAGGGTATGTTGGGATAGGTACTGAAGCCCCTACTGTAATAATTGGAGCAGTACCAAGGGCTGTAAGAGTTGTTACAGGAGTTGTGCTTTGATCCCCCCCGTAACTTCCACTAAAGTCGTTTGGATTGAAGTTACACTTCATGGTGATGTAGTTAGTCAATGCTGTATTAGGTTTTAAAAGCTGAGTGCTAAACCAATAAACTGCACCAGTTGATGGGCTGCTAACTATGTTACTTGAGCCTTTATTTGTATGAGCTCCAATATAGGTAGAGCTTCCACCAGTATTAAAGTAGGAAGAGTTTGACCCAAAATCCATATTTAGACCTGTACCTACATCATTACCTGTCATCCAGTAGTAGGTTTTAGTTCCATTAACATTTTTAATCTGGTAAACACGAACTAAGAAATGTACGGTAAAGTTTGTTTGAACCTCAAACTTTGTAACAGTATTAGAAGCTAATTGAGCAACTGTTGGTTCAGCCTGTATCTGAATTAGATCAGGATAGATTGATGGGTCAAAGGTTGCGCCTCCTAGGCTTACAGCCAAAGGATCTGTAGTAGCAGACTGCTTCCAGTCCACATAGGTTTGTACTGTATACCCGTAGGAAAATGTAGTAGCCATTAGATAGCTCCTCCAAGGCTCTTAAGTACTGCGCTGTTCTTTAACTCTTGACCAACCATATTTACTAACCTCTTAGCTTCAGCCACGCTTGATTGAGCAATCTGTACCTTCATATTTAGGTTTACCACTACTGCTCCACCATGAGCAGAAGAGGTTACCACAGAAGGTCCACCAACACCGGTAGGTAGTCTAGAGGCAATAGAAGCTGTTCCTAAATCTCCAGTAGGTCCACCGTAACCTGGGATGTGTGTTCCCCAAGGCGACTGGTCTACCGCAGTAAGTACTGCTGCAGTATTGTTGCCTGCAGTAAGCGCAGCAAGAATATTCTTATATCGTCCGTTATTTAAGGTCTGTATCGTTGCTTGGTAACCTTGATCCCAGCTGGTGTAGGACTTAACACCTTCAGGGTTCATGTTAGTTGCGCCCTTTTCACCTTGGGTAGTATTAAGTGGGTTGTAGTGTGCAGAGTTATGCCACTGGCCACCTTCCCAAGCAGCCCAAGTTGTAAGAGCTGTAATATTATCTTTTGTTACAGGCTTTCCTAGCTTTGTAAGAAGAGTCTTAGCCCATTCTTGCTGGGTACCTGTCCCAAGAATAGTTCCTGCAGTAACAGAGGTCTTTCCCTTAATAAAGGATAGTGACCTTCCATCACCCAAGTTATGTGCAGCATTCTGCCCAAACATATTATCCATAGATGTGCTGCCAGGTGTAGAGGCAAGGCTGCTAAGAAGAGAATTTATGTCTTGGCTAGATAGTCCAGATCCCGTAGGAGTTGTTGTCTTTGATCCAGGAGTTCCTGATGTAGCTCCCTGTAGATAAGGTGCTGGATTAACTTTCTTACCGTTAACAAGAACTTCAAAGTGAAGGTGTGGACCAGTTGAATTACCTGTATTACCGGATAGACCAATAACTGTTCCACCAGAAACCTTTTGACCTCTTGATACTGAGATCTGCTTTAAGTGAGCATATCGGGTTCTATATGAGCCGTGGTCAATTTCAATATAGTTACCATAACCACCACCGTTGCCAACAATTGTTACAACACCGGCATCATGTGCATAAACTTTAGTTCCTAGCTTTGCACCAAAATCAAGACCATGGTGGAAACCTTTAGTCTTCTTACCTCCACCACGTTGTCCATAAGGAGATGTTACAGGGGTTCCCCTAGGAACTGGGGTAACATTCTGATGTCCTCCACTTATAGGACCACCTTGTCCTGTAGATCCCATATCACCGTGGTCATATGCTCCGCCTACTGCCGCAACTGCTCCTACACCAAGATCTACTGCAGTTGCTTCTAGTGCGGCACCAATACCTTCTTCACTAGCAACAGCAAATGGATTTTTAAATAATCCAAATACTCTGCTAAGAAGACTTTTACCGGCAGTTTTTTCCGCTTGTTTACCAAGCACACCTTTTAACGCACGCTTTGTTGCATATGCATTAAGTCCAGCAGAAGCCGCAGCTCCACCAATTCCTGAAAGCGTTCCACCAACATTTCCAGCATTTGGAAAAGTTTGAAGAAATCCTTTTAAGCCCATCAAAGCGCTTGTAACACCTCTAGCCGCATTTGCTACAGCCGTAAAGTCATTAGTCAAAGCAGCATTTGTATTTAATGCTGTGTTATACCCGCCAACTAATCCTTGCTCTGTAGCGGCAAGTGCGCCAGCTTGAGCCGTGTTGTTAGCAAAGTTAGAATACATAGGGCTTGTCTTATCAACGCCCATAGAGCTAAGCATTGTCTTAGCGTTGCCCATTTGAGAAGAGGTAATATCGTTACCGATTTGAGCACGAGCCATAATGCCTGATTGAAGAGTCTGCATCAAAGCTTGGTTGCCGCCAGCTACCTGTTGAAGTACTTGATAGCCTTTACCACTAGGGTTAAGAACGGCTGTTGCAGCCTGCTGTGCCGAAATCTTTTGTCCACGAAATAAAGCATTGTAAACAGAGTTAACAATCTGATTAGGTGGAAGCAAGTTACCCTGGCCATCACGAACTCTGATACCAAGACGTAAGAAGTTCATGCCATTAACGCCACCCATAGCACCAGCAACTTGCTCATTGCTCATACCAGTCATAGCACTCAGACCTGCAATCTGAGTCATGACATTCTTAGAGCTCATTGAGTTAGCTGTGTAACCCATGTTAGATAAAGTCATAGCAGCCATGGTTGGACCCATAGCGCTTGTAGCACCCATACCGACTTGAGAGTTGGCCATACGGGTAGCCTGCATATTTGACATGCCCGCAAATTGTGCGTAGGTTGATGCACCCATGGCTTGAGTTACAGCTGCCATGGTATTTGGTCCCATTGACATAGCCGTAGCTCCTACAGCTACAACTCCTAATCCCAGACCAGTTGCAGCCTGGGCAGGTGTGAATGAGCCTAACCCTAATCTTCCTGAACCAACGTTTTGTGAGCCTACAAGGTTGGAAGTTTTTTTAATATCGTCAGATGTAGCTTTCCAGCTAGCACTGATCTTATCTACAATCTTTTCTACCTGGGTAAAGAGCTTAAGAAGTTCTTTTGGCATGTCATCAAAAGACGTGGTGTTTACGCTTACGAGGTCCTCACTATCTGAGGCCCCAGCCATATTGCCAAAAGCATTAGCCATTTAAATCACCGCCTTCTTCCCGTAGCTCTATTTAACCAGTTAAGACGTTCTCTTAAACTTAAGGAACGTAGTTCTGTTAGAGACCATCCAGGATAGTATTGACTTATTAGGTCATACATCTCTATGAGAGTCTCATAGTTTATTTCGTTAGCGAAACAACTCCGCCAATGTTAGCGGAAGCGGTACCTCCGTGCCGCAGGCACTGCAAGGTACTTTAATTTCACTGAGTTGTGGGCCAG